CAAGCTTTTGGTGATGCGTGTCTTTCCCAACACCAAAATCAGGATGATATGATTCCAATGGCTTGTCATTTACACTAACAAGACCATGCGCCAATAAATTTAAATTGAATTCATACAATTTTTCTTGCGTAAGAGTTTCGGTTCCCAATACTGAAACAAGTTTAACTCTTTCTGATGAACTTAGTGTCCTGAACTTGAATGTCTTATCATCAATAATAAGTTGATCTCTAATACACCCAAGCTCAATTAATGACTTAAGATCTCCAACATCCATTAGTGGCTTTTCTTTTGAAACACCGAAACTTCCAATTGAACTCGTAATCTGAGACATTCTGTCACCTCTCCTAAATGAAAAAATATTATTATATTTCATCATTAATAATATGAAATTATGATTAGATTCGACTTTAGAGGTAGGAAAAGTTTAACGGAAATGTCTACCAGTTAATTACTCACCAAAGGCTTGGCGTGTAATATCAAAAATACCAGGAACATCCATTGTGCCACGACGACCGCCAGCTCCACGATCAGCTTCAAATTCAGTCTCGTGATTTTCGGTAACAAAGTTACCATGAATTGCACCGTTTTCAGCGCTTGTTCCTAGAGTAGTACTAATATCCTCACACCAAAGCTCTGCACTTTCACTAATAATAAAACTAGTAGCATCATATTTTGGATTATATCCTGTGAACCAACATCTTGATAGGATATGAGTAACAAAAGTACTTGGGTCTGCGCCATTTGATTTGTCAATAATAACAATATCAAAAGGAATAAGCTGTGATTTGATATTAACAAAGCCGCGCGCAAACGCTTCTGGTAGTCTCATCTTATCAAACACAATACGAGTTACAGTAACGGTATATTCCGTTGCTCTATTTGGTACAATCTCTAAAATACCATCTGTTCCTAATTCCTTTACTCTCTCAAGAGCCCTGCTGTGTCTAATTTCCAAAGATTGAATTGCGCCAACAGTTACGTTGTCAACCTTCACAAGAATCTGAGTAGAAAGGCCAGTATTAATGGCACCTGCCAAAGACGACCCGGTGTATGGATATTCAGCCATCATAATTTAAATCCTCCGATTAAAAAAGTTTATCTTTTATCATCTGCCCAAAACCACCTTCATTCGAAAAAGCATAGAATTTACCTCTAGCTCCTGTCAAATCTGTATTTCTTTCTATTGTATCGTTGTCATATTGAATGCCACGCTTTCCGCCAATAGAAACATTCTTTCCATCAACCATTGACGTTACAAATTCACAAACCAACGTTGCTGTTTCTGTAACTAAATAATTGTCTGCCCTATAGGTTGGCGAATAGCTCTTGAACCAACAATTATTCAATATATGAACAACATGCCCAGTGTATGGTTCGGTAGCTGTAATCCCAACACCCAACGAACCTAGTTTGTCTGTAAAATTACTAAATTTTCTTTGTGCATTCTGTGTAAATTTTCCAAGTTTAGAGGTGGCTTCACCCTTTACTGTAGCCCTATCTAACAAATGGATATCAAAAGGAAATCTCTGAGATTGTATATTAACAAACCCACGAGCAAATGATTCGGTAAGCCTCAAATCATCAAAAACAAGTCTTGTCACATCCATAGTAATCTTAGTAGATCCCCTAGGGTGTATCTCTATTATGCCATCATTACCGATTTCTTCAACAGTTGTCATATCACGATCCTGTCTTATAGTAAGAGTCTGGATAGCACCAACCGTGGTGTTTCCCACTTTTATTGTAATCTGAGATGATAACCCAGAACTAATTTCTGGAGTTATTGAACTTCCAGAATCATTATATGACATAAAAACCTCAGTTTTGAAAGGTTGGTAGTAGAAAAATAGTTTCTACTACCACCTCTTGTTTATTTCGTAACTTAGATTGTGCCTACAGATACATCAATGAAAATCCAATTTAGTGGCATCGAAGGCTGTACTTGTACAGAAATATTCCACTGTCTTGGCTCAACATCATCCCTATTAACTGATAAACTAGCATATGCTGTAATCCAATTCTGAGACACAAATGAATTTAACAACGAAATTGCCCTAGCCGTAAGTGTTGCTGCAGTTGTTGGATCCTCGGGCTGTCCAATGTATGCGGTAAAACTCCTACGCATCGTTCTGGAAATTTGATCGCGAATAAATACAATTGAAATCTCTTCTTCTTCTGGATAACCACTTTGTGTGGTTGTCTTACCATGTAGAACTCTACCACCACCAGTAATTGGCTGAACAACTGTAATGCCAGAGTCACCAAGTCTATTAAGGTCAACATCCTTAAACATCTTGTCATTAAGAATTGTAAAACCTGATAGAGCTTTGTATGTTAGTGGCATAACGATGTTTGGGTTCCCAGCGACCCAACCAGCAGCAGCTGCTGACAGGTAATAACCAGGAAGGAAAACTCTTTCACCATTCACAACACGAACAATTTGATCAGGGTAGAAATAAACGACCCTGTAAGAATCACCAAATGCTTTCTTAACATCATAGTCTGCAAGATCTTCAATGTTACCAGCAAGGATTTCCTCTGGATCATCGCCCTGGATACCTTCAATGACGCCGATATCTTCAACTGCAACCATTGCTACCCCAGTAACATTGTCGATACTAAGACCTTCCATAGCGCCCGTGAACAGCATTCTCTCGCGCTTATAATAGGAAGAAGACATAAGCTCAACATGGACACGGAAAGCCTGTTGAATAGCAGAAATGGTCTGACTTGGAAGAGGAACTAGAATCTGGACATCTTGTGTCTCAAGTTTATCAAGAGCCTCGAACCAATTAGCATCATAGAAATCAGCATCCTTATAATCAATATAAGTTACTCTTAGACCCTTATATTTTGCAAGCTTAAGATCTGTTGTAAACAAAATCCTCTGGGATTCGCCATCTGTATCGATTAGCTGCCACTCAACACTTGTTTCAGAAACAAATGTTCCTGCAATTAGGCCTCTATCAATAACAACTGCAGTTGCACTAACAACACTAGTAATTTCATAACGACCATTGTTTGCTGTGCTAGTATTATGAATGTCAATTTGCTTCCCAACATCTGCGGCAGTAAACTGAGCAGACGCACTGGTGAAATTAGCAGTATCCCCAAGACCAACGGGTGCCACAGCGCCATCATTTGAACTAAATGAAACTTTATCGTCTGTCACAACGGTATAACTAAATGGCATTCCACTTTGAGCAGGATCCATAAACTTCAGCATTAACTGAGTAGAAGACCCTGAGGTTTCATAATCAGAAAACGCAGTTGTAATGTCAGCATCATAGAAATTAACCTTATTTGGGAAAATTTGCTCTTCTACGCCATTTGTATTTACAACAAAGAAATGAACTTGAGTATCCATGTCTGGCTTACCAGGAGCAGTAATAGAGAAGATTAAATCGTCTGCGTTTGCATTACCGGAAGCCCCGCCCTCACCAGTAAGTGAGTTGTAAGGAGCAAGAACAACCTGATTCATTCTGCGAGGAAGTGGTGGCTTTGCTTGTAGAGCAAGAATCTGAGAAGCCCCATTCTCAAAGGCCATCTGAGCGCCAAGAGAAAGTGTATTTGTGATGCTTGGAGATCCATGCTTTTGGAAAAGCTTGTTAGCATCAGTAAATAGAGTTGGAGTGTTAAGATCTAACTCAGCAATGTATCTTGCCTCAAGATGATCGCGAGATTTTAGAACACGACTGTTTACTTTAATAGTAAACTTATCGCCAGTATCAAAAATATTAGTCGATGGGATGTTAAATATAGCAAACGTAAGAACGGTATTACTAATCGTGTGCCCATCGCTCTTCCAAACATATGGTTGACCATAAGAATCAACTAATTGCCCACTAACACTACCTGAAGCAGTAAAAGAAGCCTGTTCCAGAATTGGTGCGCCATTACCATCACGAATAACACTTACACAACGAATCGTCCAAGTTTCCGTGGGGGCATTTGCATCTGCCAAAGAAACGGATTCCAAATAACCATCACCTGTATTTGCCGAAGAAGCACTCCAATATTTCCCACCTTGGTCAACAAGCGAAGCTCGTTGAAGCTCAATCTTTCCAGTATCAATTTCAAGGCGAGCATCATAATATGAAGAGAAAACTGAACTATCAATTGATGCTTCTAGAACGCGAAGAGAACTACCATTTAAATAAAGCTCCGTGCGATTTTGAATAACTGGATAATTCTGTAACCTAAAGAACCTACCATAACCATCTGATTTGCCTGTAAAGGTTGGGTTGAATCCATCGGTACCATCACCAACAGCAGAATCAATAATTACTTCTTCTCTTAAACCTTCGCCGACAATCCCTAGGACACGAAGTCCACCAGGAATAGATACTGCTTTAGAAACAGTTCTAACCCTTGAAATTGCCTGTGGTTGAATATAACCTGAAATCCCTGGAATATTTGCCATTTTAATTAGTTCCTCCAAAAAAAGATTTGGTCTTTCGTTGAAAAGTATAAATCTGTCCTAGTATTTTCAAGATTATATATTTATATTGATAGAATTTTTTAATTTAAATACTTAATATTATTATATTATTGAAAGAAATTTGTTTTTCTATCAATACAATTTCATATTTTTAGAGGCACAAAAATATGCCAATTTGTAAAAATTGCAACAAAGAATTTCCTAAAAAGATCAATATAAACGGGGATGTATATATTTTATCCGGCCGAAAGTTCTGTCCGGACTGTTCTCCAATTGGAAGCAGAAATACAAGATCATACATTGTAAACCTACAAGAAAATGAAGCATATTGTGCAAGATGCAATGAAGTCAAAGGAAAAGAAAACTTCTATATAAGAAATAATGGGAAGCCATTTAGTTACTGTATTTCTTGTCAAGATAAAGTAAAACAACTAAAATTAGAAGAAAAAATAGAACGAATCATTCAAGATAGAGGTGGTGCATGCCAAGATTGCGAAATGGTATTTCCATCTCCAGTATATGATTTCTATTCAGAAGATAAAGTGTTCCATATAAGTAAGGCTAAGAATATGTCAATAGAAAGACTAATGGAAGAATTATCTGATTATATAATGATTTGCAAAAATTGTTGTGCTATTAGGAAATGGGAGAAGAACTAGTCTTTATCGGCCAGCGTTACTGTCGTAGTGAACTGAACGCCTTGCTTTCCAAATACGCCCATATTAAAACAAAAATTAATTGTATCAATTAGACTATTTGCATTAATAGGAATCTCTCTTCTCCACTCAGAATAAGTATCTAAAGTTATATTTTGAATGTATACCTTCTCATTGCCCCAATCCTCTTCCCTCTCACTACCAATGGTAACATTCTTTATAAAAAGCCCACTCTCATAAAGTTCTTGTCTTATCTTTGCAATAAAGAAAGATGATAAGATGTCAGTTAGCTCTTCTCTATCTGGAATGCTCTCTGCGGCTATTAGAATGTCAAACGTTTGATCCCAAGCACCTGCTATGATCTTATGTGTTGGAACCTTAACGTATGACTTCCCGCCATATCCATCAATGATTAGGTCAACTCTGTATTTAGTTGTTTGCTCTTGGTTGAAGCTAACATGATATGTTCTACCTGATAAGTACCTTACAACAATCGCTGGCCAAAACCTTTTGTCAAACCTGAATATATCACCAATGTAAATTCTTGTTGCCCTTGCCTCATCCATATCAGGAGGAAGGTCCGTCATATCTGGAGTTAATGGGAACCCAAAAGCATCTGTTCTATACTTATAGAAAGAATCATGTCTGAAGTAT